TTTAAAACCTCCGCCTTTTTTCTTGGCACCAATATCTACCCAATCTTGTTTGAACCATTCTTTTAAACCAGCCATTAAGAATTCTTTCCGACAGCGTTTCTATTCATTCCTCTTATGCAAACTCCGCCACCTGCTCCATATTTTATTCTACCGCCGTCTTTTTTTCCGGCAGGTTTAGGTCCTTTAAAATCTTTTCTCTTTACACCAGAGGGATCTTTGATTTTACCAGCACATATTTTTGAAGCGTAGGCGTTAGGCATACGCGGACGGGTAAACTGAAAATTTACGCTTCGCCGCGGCTTTTCCTCTAGCACATAATTTAGTCATTATTTTTTCCTCACTGTTTGTTTTGCCCTAGCAAAATTGGCTGCTGTCGGTGCACCCTTTGCACCTTTTTTACGCATTTTACCACCACGTTTTCTTTTAGCGTGAATGTTTGCATAAAGACCTGGACGAGACATTATTTAGCTCTCCCACCTTTTTTCATATAACCCATTTTATTTCTTACTTTTTTGGGTAATTTTTTTAAGCCTTTTTGTGATGGTTTAACTGGCTTTAATGCTCTTCCACCAGCTTTCATTTTACCTTTACCATCTGCAGCAAAGAATGGAACTTTCTTTCCATCCTTCATAACCATTTTTAACTTTCCGGGCATAACTCTCCTATTTATTTATTTTACCAGATTTTTTAGCTTTAGATCCAAACTTACCGTAAGAATCATCTCTAGAAGCTTTTAACTGTTTCTTAGTTCTTTTCTTTTTGATTCTCATAGCAATAGACTCATCTTTTCTAGCTTTGTAACCTTGTTCTTTTTTTCCGACTTTGCCACCTTTTTTGTACATAGCTCCGCCTTTCATTCCCATGTCATCTTTGTAGTAACCAGACGCCATATCTTTTCTAGCAGTAGACATTTTTCCACCACCCATTTTCATTGCTCTTCCGCCTACCTTCATAGGTGCTCTAGAATTAGCAACTTGTTTATTAAATCTAGGATTTGCCATTATTTTTTTCCTCCGTTCTTAAAGATTTGTGTTCCCTTTATTCCAAAAATTGATCCCACGACAAGGATCCAAAGGGTACTGAACCAAGTCGGGAGTGCCGCGAAATGTTCGAAGAAGATTTTTACCTTCTCCATAGCAACTGGATTGTCACTAAAGACTCCCCACGCAAGCACAATTATTGGCGCCGACAAAATTACAAGAACGAACTCATCCTTGTAATCATTTTGACGTGCTTCTAATAATTTGCCCTGGTAAGCTTCCTCACCTCGGGCTTGTCGTTCTGCGTGCAACAGTTGAGCATCAGACATCGCGACTTTTGCCTTTTGCTTGTTAGCATAAATCTTGCTACCAGCAGAGACAGCTAATTTAATTGCTGACAACCACATATTAGTACCAAGTTGCTGTTTTCTTTTTAGACTTTAACATTCTTTTAGTTCCTCTAACTTCAACAACTTCTCCAACAGCAATTTTATTGTGTGGCGCGTCTTGGTTTGTAAGGATAGTAGATCTTGGATCTATTGTAGTTTTTACTTCTGGAGTTGGAATTTCAACACCTCCAGTTGCATTAACTGAAGCAACATCTCCTTTACTACCATAAGAAAGTTTATCTTTTAAATCTGCCATAATTTTCTCCTTAAGTTATTATATTTATTTTTTTCTAAAATTTCTACCAAAATCGTGAATTTTACTTCGGTTAGCCATTTCTTGTTTAGCAAGGGAAGTTGCAGCACGTAATTCTGCAAGCTCTTCGTTTTGTTCAAGCTTTTCATCCTTGTTTTGTTGGTTCATAAACGCTTTCATTCGGTCAAGATTAATTTTTTCTTGAGATTGTTGTGCTTTTGTAAAGTCATCTTGCGCTCTAATGTCTAATTCTCTAGCTTTTAACTTAGCAATTGGGTCATTTCCGTATTCACCCATTAATTCAGCTTCTTCTTTAGCAAAATCTTCAAACATTTCTGCAATTAAGACTGCTTTTCTAGATTCTATTTGCATATTTATTGTCATTATCTGTTGTTGCATTTGTGGATCTTGTGCTAAAGCAGGATTTGCTTGAATTTGTTGTTGCATTTGTTGCATCATTAAGATCTGATCTTTAAATTCTACCTCAACTTGCTCTAAAGCCATTAAACTTATGTGTTCAAAAATGTTTTTTTGCATTGCAGCCGTTACCATTGGGTTTCCTCTAGCCATTGAAGAGGACATAAAGTTTAAATGAGCTGTAATGTGAGCTCTATGGTCTTGTCCTTTAAACGCTTGAAACGGTTGACCACCTAAAGCTTGTATTGCTTCAACACTAGGGTCCATTGGCATTGGTTTTGGAACTGGTTTTAAAATCATATCAATATTTTTTACACCTAAAGCTTCATACATTGCACGATACGCATTGTATAAGTTGTGCATTTGTGGATTAGATTGTGCTAATTGTAATTCAGCTTGAGCAATTGATATTCTTTGTGTTTGAGAAAATATATTTGGATCAGCTACAGGTAAAATATCTACTCTATCATCAAAATCAGCTTTCTTAATAAATCTTTGACCCCCTACAACATCGTATGGATATTGATCTGGTAAGTATAATTTAAATACTCTAGCCAACATCTTAAATTCGTTTTTAAGACTCACATAAATTCTTTTGTGAA